CTCATATTATTTAGTAGTGAAATGCTTGAAAAAATCCACGGCGGCGGGGTCCGTGATGATAAAAGCCGGGTAGTCATAAACCGTAAATATCCTGCGGCCTTTGGTCTCCGCATGGACGGCCTCAACGGTCAAAGACACCGCATCAATCATTGTATAGGCACCATCCTCCGCAAGGGTCAGGACATCTTTTCCCAGCCTTGCCCATACCTGGACGGCTTGCCAGTCCTCACCCAATCCCACCAGCGCAGCAACTACGGACTCCATTGCCGGAGCCTGTTCCGCTGGTATCTCGTCCGCTGTGTAGCGGTCTGTCCGGGTGTAACCTCCAGCGTCCTGATAAATGGCCGTCAACGTGAATTCCTGCCAGTTGCCGGGCCGCGGGAACTGAATTTGTATTTCTGCGTCGTTCATGATTAGAGAGGTATGTTAATATCTTCAAAATCCGCCGTTTCCTCGGATTCAATGGCATTGACGGCCATTGCTTCCAATGCGTGATAGGTTGGATTGGTCAATCCATTGGCATAAAGGTGCCTGGTGCCTGTGCCCGCGTCGGCTGAAAGGGCATATGTTTTCTCATTGCGCGCGTCGATAATCAGGGTGCTTACGCCTGTTCCTGCCTCGAAAGCGATGAAGCCGCGGAGAGAAGCTATCTTGAACAGGGTATTGGTACTGCCGCCTCCCAGCTCCATATAAAGAGCCGCCTTTTCCTCCCGCTCTTCTATACTCGGTTGCCCGCTCTGCATGAAAATAAGCCTGTTCAGCCCGTTCGGCATCAGCTCATTATGGCCTACCGGAAGAAATACGGTTGTCGTCTTCACCTGCCAGTGTCCAACGGACTTTACATAAAAAATTTCCCTTACTCTGATTTCATACCCCTTGCGGACAGTATCGTAAGGAGTATTGATGGTAACATCTACGATTTCCCCATGGTTGACGGCCAGATTATCGCCCGGAATCATGGAATAAGAATCCATCGTCAACCCGGTTCTGTTGGTTTTTGAGCCGCGGCCTAAGCCAAAAGTAAATTTAGCGAAGGCTGTCGCGCTGACCGCAAGGGAAAATCCGGCTATGGAACTGTAATTAAATTGACCGTTAGGCCCTATCAGGGGAATAACCGCTGACCCATACGCATTGGAATCGGCAGAAGCCGCGCCCACTGAAAAACGTTGCATCAACCCGGCAAGAGTACCGTTGGAAGCTTTAGAAATGGAACCCGCGACTGTGATCGAACTGGAATTAAGGTATATAGGCTGAACCAACGCCGACATAGCACCGGCCAATCCCAACGCATAAAAGCGATTAACCGCCGCCGTGTCCGTTACCGCCCCCACGGCCAGCGGGATGTTGATGCCGCCGTTGGCGTTGACGGTCCCGTCAAACGTGCCTCCCGCGACGGTGATATTGCCGGCCAGCGTCATATTACCTGATTCATCCGTCAGGTTATCCTGCTTGCTGTTCCACTTCTCACGCTCTTGAGCCGTAACGTGGATAGTAGTATTAGCTTGATGAGCGTTGAATGTGGAAACATTAAGCTTGGAAGACAGAGAGGCGGAAACTTTTTTAATGGAGCCCCAGACGGCAGACAATCCGGCGGGGGCGCCCTTAAAAGACTCCGTGACCAGTGCGGAATCGTCACTCACATCTACTTCCGCGCCGGGGGCGACAAAAAGCGTCTGCTCCCCTGCCGCGCAGGAAGCAATCAAGACACCGTCCGTAGTGGAAACGGTGCAATCTGTAGCCGTGGTAACGGCATAAGTGGTTCCGGGAATAACTACAACTCTCATAACTGTCAATCAATTCAATGTTCTTCGCATGCCGTTAGACGTAAACTTATTAACCGTATCACTCACGCTCATCCTTCTTTTGGCTGCTGTCTGGGTGGCGCGTTCGCTTCCTGCCTGGGTCTCCGTCGGGGTGGCTGCCGTCTGGGACGTGCTCACAGTGGCAGAAGTATCCGCCGCTTCTGCTGCGGCCTGGGCCGCGGCGCGGGCCGCTTTTTTCTGGTCTCTGGAACTCTTTATTGCCGTTGCCCCGCTCACGAGGGAACCTAACAATGCTGTTCCCAATGCTACTTCTGTTCCCATAATATTTTAACTATTAAAAACTTGATTCGCCTACTCTCCCCATATCGGCAGAACTGTCCTGATTCCCGCTGCTGCCCCAATTATATTTCATTCCCACTTGCCCCAGGGTGGACAACCCGGAACCCACCAGGGCCCAGCGGGCATACTTGCTGCTGATTCTGGACATCCGGTTCAGATAATCCGCCTGGATATTACCCAAATTCAAAGAAGTATCGCCCTGCCTGCGAAAAGCATGAGCCTGCATCCTGGCGTTCTGGTCGCTGATCGTGTTGGACCTCATCATATTGGCGATAGCCTGTTCAAACACATCCGCCACGGACTGTTCCGCCTGGAGCTTGCTGCCCCCGGACACGTCAAACCCGCTGGCTCCATTGGCAAGCCTGGCTTCATCTACGGCTGCCGCCTGATTCCGCCGCATCGTCATCATGTTATCCGCGGCAAGATAGCTCTGGTTGGCCGCATCGGTCTCCAGCTTATAGGCATGCGCATACGCCTGCTGGCGCTGGGCAATCCCGTTGGCCCTGGCCGTCGCCGCCTGGCTGGAATAATTGGCCCCCTGGGCGGACATATTGAGATAATCACCCACGGCGCCACCTCCTTTCCCGGCTGCCGCCAGTCACGGTATCCGGATCCTGATCATTGCTCGCCGTAGAGCGCACAATCTTCAACTTGGCCCGGTACAACTTCCCGTATGCCTCCTGTTCCAAACTCTGGGCCAGTTTCATATTGGAGGTAACGCGAGGCGCAGCCTTGGAAGCCAGCAACAGAACGCAACCTTCGCAGAAAAACGGCTCGTAATCCGGCAGACATACTGTATCCGCCAGCACGGAACTCTTATAAGTCAGCGTTACACGGGCATGCTCCATGAAATTCCTGGCATAAAGCTTGCGCCCGATCATCTCATAAGCGGGCAAAGAACACTCCCTGATCTCCAGGCAATCCGCAGGAAGAGCAAAAGCGCCGTCCGCGTCAGGCGTCAGCGTCACCCGTGCCAGCGCAAACGGCCAGCTCGTATAATCCAGGGCCAGCCCAAGGGCATGCTGAACCACGTCGTTCAACGCCTGATACACAGACGTATCTTCCTTAACGCAATACTCGCCAAGGTAAGATGCCGCCAATCTGTACAATGTCCCTTTGTCCATCTGCACGCCCATCCTGCCCGCATCCGCCTGATTGCCGCCATATATAATTCCCTACATTACTCAAAGCTGGACGGCCAGCAGCGAAAACGGAGCGTCGCCCTTCACCTTAATACCAATGCGTGTCCTGTCAGACCACCCGGCATTGGCTACCATCTGAACCCATCCCGGACGAATAACCCCCGTGTAGGAAATCCCCACATACTCCGTCTTGGCCGTGGCAACGGCGATATTATCCGCGGGCGTATCCGTCGCAATATAAGCGTGCATGACGGACGAAGGAGCCTTCCTCTCGTTGTACTCCATGGAAGAAAACGCCGTGGTCTCCATCGTGGAAACGTAATCCAGACCGTCCGAATCGAAATAAGGGGAATCCTCGTCCATCACCTCCAGGCGTCGCCCTCCCTCCCGGTTCACCAGTAAAAACATCCGGTCCGCGTTATTCCCGTTGGGCAGCACGCAGGCGCTTTCAATCCTGCCTGCCGTAACGTAGCGGTGCCACGCATTCACATTATGAAACGTATTATACGTCATCAACGCCATCGTCCCATCCGCCAGCACAAAGGATGCCACGCAATAGGGCTTCCTTTGCAGCGTCCCGGAAACAATGCCGCCCGCATCCTTGGCGATATGATCGGCAAAAATCGTCAAATCCTCGGACCTGTAACCCCTCATCTCATCGTTGTACCCGTACTGGTACACGCGCCCGGAACCCCGCTCACAATAAAGAACGCGGTCCTGGGCCTGGATGACCGGAATATGGGCCGAACCGGTCCGGCCATAATTGACAATGCGCGCGGTCTTGGCCGCGAGCCCCGAACCATTGCCGGGAATCACCCACTCTCCGTCCTCCGTGCCCAGAAGAAAATCATCCCCCCTGGAATACAGCCAGCAAATAGCCGCCTGCGTGGACGTGGACATGGTAAGCATCAGGGAAGAATCATCCGTTTCCGAATCGTCAAAATTATCCAGGTCATCCACACGTGACATCCAAATCGTCTGGGGCTGCCGTGCGGTAGAAGCCAGCACAAGGCGAGACTCATGCAATTCTGCAAGGGAAGCGTACCCGTAACGGGAATTAAACGCGCCCCAGGACCAATCATCCGTCACCAAAGGAGAACTCAACTGTACGGGCACGGCGGATCTGTCCTGATAAAAACCGTCCGCCGCCACCCTCAACAGCATATCGTGCTTGTAGGCGGACACAATCAGCCGGTTAGAACACTCATCCGGCGGCCAGCCTGCGGCCAGAGAAGCCCCTTTGTAGCGAATGGAAGTCAAATAAAGGCGAAGAAAACACTCCTCCTTCTCCTCCGTGCCCGTGACAATATTATTTTCCGGGGAACCTATGTAAGAAATGGATTCCCCCAGCGTCTCCCAGGAGGCCGTGTGATCACCGGAATCGTAGGAGCGGCGCACCTCGTAAGACCCGTACCAGGTGCCGGAACAATAAAACTTCCACGTCCCCTTGCAGGGCAGCGCATCCCCCACAGGGCAGCCCCGGACAAAATGAGAAGAATAATCCGCCGGGGAACTATACCCGGCTACATAATCCTCCGGCGAAAACTCCCGGATACAGGTATAAAGGGACCAGTACCCGGACTTGATCCGCACCTTATCCCCCCTCTTGTAAGTCTGCCCGCTGGACAGTTCGAAAATGGCGTCCACATCGTCAAACCCCGTCAAATCCTCCGCCCTCAAAAAATTCTCCTTATAATTAGCCGGAGAAGAACACCCCTGCGTGAAATCGCTGACTCCCTGCCAATCGGCAATGCACACGAAACACTCGTGAACCAGATCGGACGCTACAGCAAGGCGATCCCCTACGGCATGAGAAGACGCCGGAGTAATGCCGGATGACCCCGGCCCGAACGTAAACCAGTCTCCCCCCCGGAGCTGGGAGGAAGTCTCGAACGCCTCCGCCCTGGTCGTATAATAGGAAGCGCGCAGCAAATCCCCCGCATCCGGCTCCGTCTCGTCCTCCTCTTCCTCCGCGTCAAACTCCACCGAATAAATCCCCCCGCCATCTGTCGGCTTCACCGTAACCTCCCGGTCCCTCAAATCGGAAGTCTGCCAGGGAGGACACTTGAACTCATAAGGAACAAATGACCACTGGCCGCCCGCGTCCATCTTAAGCTGCATAAGCAGGCAGGACGACGAACAAATCAACAACAGGGAATTGATCTGCAACCAGGTCACGCGGTCGAGATCAGAATAACTCCAATCCTCCCCGCCGTCGAAAGCGGCCACCACATCAAACGGAGAATGCCCGTCCCTCACCTGGAGCCTATTCGCCGACAGCTCCACCAAATAGACGATCTCGCCGGAATACGTATAGGGAATCAGCCTGGAATACCCCTCCATGGCCTCGTCCACATGGCGCATCCCCCGGCGCCGGGAAATGCCGCCTGTGGCCGCTACGTCAAAATTCGTCAACTCGGAACAGGAGCGGGCGTAAACATCCATGTCCGCCCTCAACGCCATTGCGGGGGAAATCTCCCCACCGTTAAATGCAAGTCTTTTCATATCAATCAATCGTGGTTAAGAAAGCATCCTGTCCACATAAGAAGAGCGCTCCTTGCGCCTCGGCTTATTGGCCCAGCCCAGCAGCGGAGAAACCAGCCCCTTCTTGACGGCATCCGCAAACGTGCGCAGGGAATCCGCCGCGTGGGAACACAAATCATGCAGCGGCTGGCGAGCCAGCGTCCCGTTGGGGCCGGGCGGAGCCAGCCGGTAATTGGACAGGGCATCCACCCCGGAAATAAACTTCACGCCCTCGCAAACGGACGGTTCGGAACACCGCTCATGAATAATGCACGTAAGCAGAAACTCCCGCGTATTATCCACAGAAGCCCACAAATTACTGGTCCGCGGAACCCGCGTAACGGAATACCCGGCATCGGAAAGCGCCGCGTCCTGGGGAATCAGGTGAATGTCCCTTCTGGCGCCGTCATGCGGCACGATACACCCTGCGCAACGCCCCCACATGGCTTCATGCTCCCTCACCACGCCGATATAATGGGAAATGGGTTGCTGGTGCGCCGTGTAATTATCCAGCAGCAGCCACTTCCCGCGCCCGTCAGGCTGCACCCACCAAATAGACATGTAATCACCAATGCCGAAATCCCAGACTGTATAAATGGGCCGGTGAGGATCCGGCTCGAACGGGGCTTTCAAATGACCGCGTTCCCGCAGGGCGTTTATCTGTGAAGAATAAATAGTGCCGTCCGTAATAGGATTCAGCGCCTCGTCCGGCGTGGAAGGATACTCCTGCTTCATCCGGCTGCGCTGCACGCGCTCCATAGAGCAATACCAGGCCCGCTGCCCAGGCGATAGCGTGGTATGGCATTCTTTTTCGATAGAGGAAAAATATTTGAGCTGTTCCGCTGTTGGATGGGGTTCTCCTTCCAGCATATATTCCGGGTGCCGGAACCAGGGGAAAAAATAGAACTTAAAATCCAGGAGGGAAAGCGGCTTGCCGATCATATCCATAGCCCCAATAATCTGCTCGTAATTGATGCCGTACTTCCCGCCCTCATGCGTGGACTCCATGTAAATACGGCAATTCTTGCCTACCGTATTAAGCGACCCGGTAATAATTTCCGTGGCCCGCACCGGATCATGCGCCGCAATGTACCCCAGCTCGGAAACATGCAGCAACTGCATCGTGCCGCCGCGCCCGGACGCGCTCACAATCACTGACGAGCCATTGGCGAATTCAATGGACTGCTGCTTGATTTTAATGCCGGCATGGTACGCTTTCAGCATGGATCCAATCCGGGCCAGCTCCACATCCAAATCCGTCGGATTCTCCGGCAGGATGTCCAGTCGTTGAAAGGCAAACGCAATCTTCGCAACCTTCGCCTCCGCGTCCGTAAGAGTCTTGTCCACAATAGCCGCCTTAAACTGCGGGCGAAACAGGCACATATCCAGAATCAGCATGGCAATATACGTAGAAAGCCCCAACTGGCGCACTTTCAAAATATTATTGCGCGTATGGGCCGTATCGTGCAACTCCCGCTGCGCCCAATTCATCCTGAACCGGACGGGGCGCCCATCCTTGTCAATAATCCAGTACAGGTGATTCAGCCGGGCGGCAGAATCGGAAAGAAACCTTTTCAGCACATCCGCCTGATCCGGCGTCAAAGGAGTATCATTTGCATCCACAAAGGCACCATGCCACGGGCGCCCACACCCCCGCTATATAGGGAATCCTACAATCTAACCGGACAAAAAAAGGGCGGCTTTTCTATTGCTCCCCTTTCTCGATCGACTCCATCACGGCGGAAAAAGAAGTACCCACGGCCACATTCACCTGAACGGCCTGTTCTGGCTGGGAATATCCAGCCAGCTTGCTATAAAGCTCCAGGCCCTTCAATTTATCTCCGTCCCGCTCCGCATCATCCACCACATCCAGCACCCTCTTCATTACCTCCTGCCGCGTCAGAATGGCCGGAAGATCCTTCCGCAACGCCGGCGCCTGCTCCGTTGCCTGTCTCAAGCGTGACAACTCTGTGACAATTTCCGGCTTCCGTGACAGCCTTGACGCCTTCTGCCTTGCCGCCGCGTCCGATAAATCGCTTCTGTTAAACGCCTTTTTAACTGCCTCGCCCTTTGTCACACCCGTAACAACCAGGGCG